CTTTATCAAGGAGCTTTTCAGCAGTCTTCAAGCCGATCCGAGGAACACCAAAGTATCCATCGGTGGCATCGCCGGCAAGCGTCTGGACTAGGTGCTGTCTGTCGGCTTCCTCCAAGGTGATGGTGCGTAGTTCATCCTTAAGGAAGTTATACCAGATGCACGGCACGGTCGCGAAGTCTTTGTCTCCACTAACAATAATCGAACCTGGTTCACCGCTTCCAATAATCCCAAGGACATCATCGGCTTCCAAGCGTTGTTCGTGTTGGGTGTCCCATGTGTCACATGCCCAGTCCCTCAAAGCACCGAGGCCCAGTGGGGTTCTCTTCTCGCGCCTGTGGGATTTGTAAAGAGGGTTGATCTCGTGACGGAAGGTGTAGCGATCCGAGAAGACCATTGTTACCTTGTCGCCTTCCTCCTCGTCCACCATAAGGATCTCGTTTATGCAGTCAACGACCATGATGAAACAGTCCTTGAGATCCGAGAAGTCGGAGTGAACAGTGAAGATATCGTCATCCCACTTGATTTCTTTTTCGGCTGAGAACGCTGCCCGATAGAGAAGCATGTCGCCGTCGATGTATATTTTTTTACTCATAATTGTTAGTGTGTTTCAGCCCAATTAGATCCTACTTTGTATTCACCGTCAAGACGGCATTTGAATTTCAACTCCTCGCCAGCCTTGGTGAGTGAATCACAGAACAACTTACCGAGTTCATCAGCGTGTTCCGGGAGACAGGAGAACTGAACCTCGTCGTGGATGTTACCGTGGAGTTCGTAAGGCAGCTTTGCGTCACGCGCAAAAACAACCAAAGCCTTCTTCATAACAACTGCTCCACTCGACTGTAACAAAAGATTCAATGCGGAGTGTGCAGAGCGACAGTGCAGCTTGCGACCATCCAAACCACCCAACCATGTCTTCCCTTTGAGGGCTTGCTCGATGCTTTTCAATAGGCGAGCAATCGCTGGGGTATTACGTTTGAAGGTTTCCTTGATTCGTTTTCCTTCTCGTCTTCCTCCACCAACAATATTACCTACCAACTCATCTCCGGCTCCGTAAAGGAAAGCGTAGATCATTTTTTTAGCCTCGTCGCGTGACGGTAACCCCGCAGCTTGTTGGTTAGCAGTGTGGATGTCACCTTCCAGGATTGTCCTTCCGTATGATCCGTTGTCGTAAGGGTGAAGATAGTGGGCAAGACATCGTAGCTCCAAGCCACTAGCATCAGCACCAACCAAAACCTTGCCTTCGGGAACCGTGAAGCACGATCTACATTCCTTTCCGTAGGTCGCACGAACTGCTGGCACTTGGGCAACATTAGGGCGGGTGTGAGTGCATCTTCCACTGACCGCACCGTTGGTGTTAACCTCACCGTGTATGCGTCCATCCTTCACCATCTTTAACCAAGCGTTACGACCCTCGGCTACCTGTCCCAATCGTTTGGTGATTAACAAATACTCCAATAACATATCTGCTTCCGGGGTCTCAACGCCACGCAGAACTGCTTCGTCAATCTTCGGTCGCTTCCCTTCGTAGGCTTTGGGCTTCCACCCCATGTTCATCAAGCGTTCAGCTATCTGGTCACGACTGTTAGGGTTGAATGGAACGGTCTTGGTTTTGTTGCCAGTCTTGACAGCTTTATCCGCTAATACCTGTTTCAACCCAACTTCCTTTAGGAGGAGCTTCAAGCCTCCCTTGGTAGCTGCCTGATAGGTTTTCCCATCAACATCAACACTCCATCCCTTCGGTGTCTTCATCTCCTCGGTGGTAGCTGGGAACATATCTTGCAGTTCATCGCGCATCTCTGCACGGCGAGCCATGAGCGTCTCAGTGAGAGCATTAGCGGCATCCACATCAAAGGGCCAACCGTTCATTTCTTGCACGGTCATCAACTCCGCGAAGTCATGCTCTAGGTGTAACATCTCGGACGAGGGCTTCTGATCCATGAAGTGTTTGAAGAGTGATGCTGTCACACGAACGTCTTGCTCGCAGTAGTCCTCCATCTCTTGGCTCCATTGTGTCCAGTCCTCGGACTCCCCGTGGTCTGACTTCTTGTTTCCTAAACGAAGACCCCATGCCTTAAGACTGTGGCGACCTCTAAGGTTCTTTGGGAACTCCTCTCCCATAGTCTTAACATCCTTTTCATAAAGGTCAGTAGAGATGACAGCAGACATGACCTTGGTGTCCACCACCTTGGCCGTTATCTCGTAGCCCAGCTTGCGGAGGGCCGGCGCATCAAAGTTAATGCTGTTGTGACCACAGATGTTGTGGGCTGAGTTAAGATAATCAACACCCTCTTGAAGATCCCCCTTCTGTGAGTTGAAGGAGCGCATTGAGTTGGTCTCAGCGTTAAACACACTGATGCAGTGGAGGTCTGTTAATCCACCGAGAGTTGGCCAATGGTCAATGGCATTGGTCTCGATGTCGAAGAATAGTATTTTAGTTTTCATAATTATTATAGAGCTTCAAAGTTACACTCGGCCATACGACCAGTGTTAGGGTTAAAGGAAAGATTGTCACACAGTCCGGTCTCACCACTGAAGCGGTTCTTGAGAACACGGATTGCTGTAAGGTGCTTATGCTCAGTGTCTTGTTGGTTACGCTCCAAGCCCACCACCATGTCACTTAGCTGGGCAATCGCTGCTGATCCTCGGAGGTGTGCAAGACTGGTGCTGGTTCCTTCTTCATGTCCTCGTCCATCCGAGGGACGCTTAAGGTGGCTCACCAGGATTAACGCAATGCCACACTCCTCAACCAACGCACGGAGCTTGGTCATAAGGTTATCAATCATGCGGCGTTCGTCGCCATCTTGCATACCACTAACAACAATGCTGACATGATCCAGAACAACATACTCAACATCCATCGCCTTTGCCATGTGCATGACATGAGACAACAGACGGTCGGCATCGAGGCTTCCCCAATGGTCATATAACCACATCCTTCCAGAGCCTACTGTGTTAGTGTAAGCATCATCAAAGTCTAGGTCTTCATAGATGGACTCAGGGTCGAGGTGTAGTTGTTTGCCCATCTCCAATCCAACGATACCCAACGCAGTGCGCTCGATGCTTTCCTCAAGGGCGATGTATCCCACGGACTTATCAGTAGTGGTGAGAATGTGATGGCAGATGATACGACAGATCTGTGACTTGCCTTGTCCACTGCCCGCACAAAAGGTAACAATCTCTCCCTTGCGTATTCCTCGGGTCATGTTGTTAAGGCCGTCGAATGGGTAAGGAATGCTTTCGGTATGCTTCGGGTTGACCAATCTTTCATGGATGTCAGCACCAGAGATAATAGCATCAGGTCTCCACGGGTTAGCTTGGAAGATCGCATGGATAACATCCTTGGATCTCTTGTTGACAAGGCATTCGTTGGCATCCTTTAACGGAAGACGGGCGACCTTGGCTTTCCCGGCTGGAAGAATACCAACAACATCCTCTACCGCTTTGCGTCCTGGTTCATCCTCGTCGAACATCAGGATAACCTCCTGCCACTTCTCAAGCCAACGCAGGTTCTTCTTGAAGACGTTAGCTGCTGACTGACTGCCAGTCGGAAGGGATACCACGGCATACTTGTTGTCCTGGATCTGGCTAACACTCAAGGCATCAACCTCTCCTTCAGTAACAACTAACTTCATCCCCCCCATCGGGTGCAGGTGTTGTCCATAGAATCGGTCAGCGATCTTACCGAGGATCATGAACTGCTTGCCTTCAAATCTTAGCTTCTGTCCTACCAGTTTACGATCATCGTCGTAGTAGTCAGCGATGTGGCAGCACCGTCCTTTGTATTCCCCGATGCGGTATCGCATACGGCGACAGGTGTCATGGGTTATGTGACGGGCGGGTATGTCAGAGTAACGTCCATCAAGGAACGTGTCATCCGTAGAGTGTAGTGGTTTGTTTATTTTCATTTCAATTTTTGTGTCTTCAGATGGTCGCTTGTAGGAGCCACATGAGTGGCAGTAAGTCGAGTCATCTTCATTGATGCACAAGGCATCGCTTGAGCCGCACTCATCGCACGGCAAATGTGTTTTCTTATACATGGTGGTGGTTACCTAGTCGAACCAGGAACGTGGTATGCTGTTCTCACACCAAAGGAATCCGTGCTTGTCACACCAATCTCCATAGGTGGTCTTGCTCCGCTTGGTCAAGGTGTTAGATGCACGCATGAAGACGAACCTTATGTCCATCTCAGGGTGCTGCTTTTTTATCAACAAGTGCTTGGCACGGTCACTCGAAAGGAATCGACCCTTGGCCTCCAGCATAACACCATTCCCAAGAACAAAGTCAGGAGTGTAGTGGTGCTGCTTGAGGTAGCCGATCCGTTCGGTCTCGTAGCCGAAGCTGACCCCCGCACGCTCTAGTGCAAGGGCCAACCTCTTTTCAAATTTAGAACGGAACCTTGGCATCAGAACCGTGGTCATCAGTGAGCGCATCACCGAGATCTTCGCTAACAAATCCTCCATCCTCTGAACCAAACCCGAAGGCTTCGCCGCCACCAGGATTGTATTCAACAAGCTCAATGAGTTGAGCAGCACGGAGTCTAAGGGTGTATCCAACGCCAAGCATCGGGCTGTTCCATGAGTGTGGCTCAACGGAAAGTCGGAACTTGGAACCGCTGCCAATGTTAGGAGGAGCGTTGACGTTGATCTTCTTTCCGGTGCTGTCAAAGAGAGCAACCGAGAAGTTCAAGACACCTTTATTGGTTTCACGACGAGCAATCTGCTTGGCAAACAACTCGTAGTCACCATCATCATTCTGCTTGAGGGGTGGGCTATCGTGACGCTTGAGCTTCTTACCCCCAGCCTCTTTGCAGTGGCGTTCGTATTCGGCATCAAGCCAAGTGCTGATCTGAGCATCAACGGTATTATAATCCTCTTCACTCAGAATCAAGCGACAACTAAACACACCGTTGTCATCGAACTTGGTGTCAGGTACTACCAGTTTAGGGTAAACGCTTTTACCTACTGGGGTGGTGATCTTAAGATTTTGGTTTTTCATCTTTTTTTGTGGTTTCTTTTTGTGGTTTCTTTTTTGTGTTTCCTTCAGCTTTAATTGTTAGCTG